TCGGTTGCGGTTCGCCCCACTGTCAGATCCCGGATCTGGCCTTGCAGGGTGGTGCGCTCGGTTTCCAGGGCGGAGGTCAGCTCGGCCTCTCGGCGGCTGTACTTCTCCGACCAGGACTTTTCGAGCTCCTCGACGTTGCCCGACTTGCGCAGGGCCTCCTCGCGCTCCAGGCGAGCCTGCTCTTCGGCTGCCTTGCGCTTGTCGGCTTCGGCCTTCTTTTCATCCAGCAGCTCTTGGACTTTGGCCTTCAGGCCGGACACGTCCTCCTGCTGCGGCAGGCCCTCGATGGCCAGGACAAACTTGCCATCCTTCTCTGCGTACATGGCCTGGATGGATTCATCGAGGCCTTCGAGGCTGTCAATCTGGTATTTCAAGGTCATTGCTGTCTCCCAGAGACGTTGAGCAGGCCCTGCCTGCGGATATAAAAAGCCCCGGCTCAGCCAGGGCTTGGAATTGCGCGCCACGAAATGGCGGTGTTGCGTTTTGTGGCGCGGATCAGAACAGCGCGATTCGCTCGGCCAGTAGGTCCGAGTACTCGCGCATGGCTCCGAGTTGTGCGGTGAGCAATTCGGACTCTTTGTCCGGCAATCCCTTGAACACGTCTGTGTCGAAGAAGGCCGACAGCTTTCCGATCTTGTCGTCGAGCTGAGCCTTCTCCGCTACGACGCGGATCTGGTGAGGCGCAAGGCCCTCGGTGTTGCCGATCGGCAAATAGGCAGCGTCGAACTGCTCTTTTGGCGACCAGCTGATGTAACCGGCGTGGCCAGGATGATTCGGCTTGCCGCCGTCCTGATACTCGACCAGATAGCCTTCGTCGGCGCCGTTCTCGTCTGCTGGAAGATCCCAGCCGCGGTATTCGTTGTACGCCAGGCGGGTCATCGCCAGTGCCAGGATGATCTTGGTGCCGATGTAGCGCTGATTCATGGGATTCTCCGTGGGTTACATTCCTGCCCGCTCGAAAGCCATCGGCTCACGCTCGCGTAACTCCTTGAGCGTCAAGGTCCGGCCGTCATCGTCGACAAACCGGTCTATGGTCAGCTCGCCCTTGCTAAACAGCTTGTAACGGGCAGGGCCAAGCACGTCCTCCTGGAACGCTGCCGGCTGCCTGGAAAGCCATTCGCCATAGGTTGTCTTGCTGCTCACCTGCTCGGCGCCATCAGGCCCCACAGCTGGACGAGTCGAGCCAGGGATATCCCGAGCAAACTCATCCTTGAGCACCGGTATCTCAGTGGTCCGGCATCTCCAGTGGAACGGCGGCGAAGGAGCGCTCATGGGGACCACTGTGCCATCCAGCGCCCGGCATAGCGGCGTTGTCCTGCTGTCCAGCGTGGCGACACGACGCTTTCCCTTGAGGATGTCGTCGTTGTCGGCCATGACCTGCGCCCGCGCCGAGGTGGCGATGTGGTTGGTCATGGTCCGCACCAGTGCCCCGGCCTGGTCGCGCTGCTGCACACCCAGAGAGGTGAGCCGGCGGGTAATCTGCCCAGTCGTCTCGCCAAGCGCCGAGCCCATGCGAATCTCGCTGATGATCTCGGCGCTCTTCTTCGTGCCGTACTGGTCGAGCGCGCCGGCAATGCTGATGCGCTGCCGGCCCTTGCCGACCTCCAGGTCTAGCGGGTCAGCCAGTGCCGCCGCGGTCAACTGCTCGATGCTCGGCTTGTTCAACTGGACAACCGTCTTCACGACCTTGCCTAGCAGAGTCATGTTGAACTCGGCTTCGTAGCCGGCGAACTCGGTCAAGTTGAGCACGGCCTGCTGCTTCATCTCGCCGTAGATCTGCGCCAAATCGCCCTGGAGCGTAGAAATCTGCTTCTCGTACCGCTGGGTGCCGTAACGGCTCAATCCCTCTGATACGCGCGATTTGGCGGTGCTGATGGCCTTCGTTATGAACTTGGCCAAGCGCTTTAGGCTACCCCCGGCATAGCGCTGGACATGGACCTGGTGGCGGGTAGCGGCATCGGACAGATAGCCGTCACTGCTCATCTCCACCACCTTCAAGGCCGTCACCCGTCACCGGCGGCTGCTGTTCCAGTTCCTCGTCGATCAGTTCGTCGCTACGATCCGCCTCTAGGACGCCGCCCTGGCGCAGGTTGGTACGCACATCCGACTTGGCGATGATGCCCTGCTGCCACAGCTGGACCTGGGCCAGGATATCCTGGGCGGTCATCGTCTCGTCGAAGAACGACTGATTGAGCCAGAACACCGTCCCGGCATCGTCCGCCTCGCCCATCATGAAGCGCTCAGCATCGAGAATGGCCCGCTTCAGGGCCTCAGACACGTTGCCGGCGATGGTTCCCAGCACGCTGTTGTCAGAGCTGTAGCGGATGCGCACGGCCTCGGCCGTCTCAGCGCCGCCTGCCTTCTGGACGATGCGGGCGCCGATCATGAGCATCTGCTCTTCCTTGTCCTTCATCAGCGTGCGGGCCAACTGGCTCTCTTCCGCCTGGACAAGGTCGGCCGATCCGGTCTTGCCGAGATTGAAGCCTCGGGTAGAGCCGATGTGGATGCCGTTCGGATTCAGCTTGGCGAACGAGTCCGCATCGATGTCAGTGGTGATGAACAGCGTGGGCTGGCTGCTGATGAAGCCGCTCTCTTCCACCGTGGCGCTGTTGCCGTAGTGGAGGATGTTCACGTCGGCCAGGTCTTCAAGCGGCGACTTGTCGATGCTGGCGTCGTTGTTCTGGGAGCCGTAGAAACTGAACAGGATGTGATCGAAGGGTTTGCCGTTCTTATCGAGCGGCTGCGTCTCTGTGTAGCTCTTCCCATCCTCTGCATAGACGCGCTGAACGTATCGGCCGCCGACCAGCAATAGAACGCGATATTGAGTACCGGTGGTCCGTTCCAGATTCTCGACGCTGAACTCCGATACGCACTCAAGCAGACACACATAGACCAGGCGCTTCACGCCGTCGATGACCTGTTCATCCCAGTCGATGATCGATTCGGCACCGTAGTGGTGAATCAGGGCGCGGCGCCCCTGCATGTCCGCCATCGAGGAAACGCCTTCGACGGCCGGAAAATCCACCAGGAATCCACCGCGCCCAGTATCCAGGCACTCACCTACGGAGTCCTTCGACAGTTGCTCCAGGCTCGTGCCGTCGCCGCTGGCGTTCTCCTTCAGATATTCAACGGCAGTCGGCAGCGTGAGCTCTGCCGTCTTGCGGAACACTGCTCCAAGAAGGCCCGTGCGCGTGCGGCCAGTGATGTTCAGGAACATCGCCCGCTTTTTGTACTGCTTGTAGCGTGCCAGGTTCTCGGGAGACTTGTTCTCCGGATCAGGCATCGGCAGGTATTCGTCGTGCTTGCGCACCTCGCGTGCGCCGGCCACACAGCGCTTGACCAGCAGCCAGCCGGGCAAGGCCTCCGAATACTCTGCCCGGGGAGTGAAGTTCGGCATGGGTGGCCTCAGAAAGTGAATGTCACAGGTACGTGCTTGACCGTGGACCGCTTGGTCTTCGCCACAGCGAAATAACGGAATGCATCTGATCCGTGGGAAGACCAGTCATGCAGGGGCTTGTCCTTCCAGCACCCGTGCTTCTCGTCCCACTCCTTGCGGTAGTTCTCCAGGGCGTTCAGGCCCTCTTCGCACATCGCCTCGTCGAAGGCGCAGCGCGGCAGAATCTCGCGGACCTGCTCGATGCCTTCGTCGACACCCAGCTTCGGGACCACGTTGAACTTGATAGCGTATCGCTGGCCGTCGATCTCGTAGCCTTCCTTCGCCAATTCACGGCGTGTCTTGCCGTCGCTGCCGAACTCGCGGTTATCGATGTCGTGCGGCCCCCAGTGTTCGCCGTACTGGTAGGCCTTGTCCTTCAGCACCTTCATGTAGTGCCGCAGGCCTTCGCCGCTGTTCTCGTAGTAGTCGACGACGTGGAACTCTTCGCCAACTTCCCGAACGAACCAGATCGCGGTGGAATCGCCAACGCCGATGTCCCAGAAGGTGTGAACCGGCTGATGGCTGTTGTCGGGCAGTTGGCCAATGCGCTTGGCGGCGTAGAGTTTGGCGAATTGCTTGGCGTAGTAGGCGCCCTCGACCGACTGCTGGAAGGCCTCCGCCGGCGTCGACGGGTATTCCCGCTTCATGTCGTCGCCGAGGGTGCGCTCCTTGGCGACGTACCAGGCCTTCTGGCCTTCGCTCAGCTTTATGCCGTGCTTGGCCTCAAGCTCCCTGAAGTAGTCCTGCAGGCGCTGCGGTGCAGGTGCAAGCGGCTCAACCTGGTACTCAGGGCTCCGCCACCACGGGAAGAAGAAGAACTTCCAGTCCAGCTTGCCCAGCGGCGCGCCGGTGATCTTCTGTTTCTCCGCCGCCTGGCTGAAGTCGAAGAAGTAGCCGGCCCGACCTTCTGCCGTCGACTCAATGGTGACGACGCAATCAGCGGCCACCGCCTCGAAGGCGCCAGTGACAATCTCCCGGGCCTTGTCCGGGTATTTGGCGCAGATCTTCCCGAACTCAGAGACGTGCAGGTAACGCAAGGTGCCGCCGCGGAACGAGGTGCTGACGTACAGCGAGCCGCCCTTGGCGAATACCAGCTCACCGGCCGCATCATTCCTCGCAGGGTTCGCCTTCCTGATCTGCTCAGGCAGATGGTCGTAGGCGTACTTCACCTTCTCGCGGAACAGGCGCTTGGCGTCGTTCAGCGTGTGAGCGATCAGTGCGCACTTGGCCGACTCGAACAGCGCCGCATCCAGTTGGATGATGCATTGCTCAGTCGTGAAGCCCAATTGCCGGGCCTTCAAGATAATGTTCCGGGTATGCAACCCCTCGAAGTAATCGAGTTGCTCCGGCGTCATCCGGAACCGGACCTTCTTACCGTGCCGGTCCGTGATGAAGTAGAGGTTGTTCAGGCGCCATTGCTTGTCCCTGAGCAGCTTCAAGTGCTCGGGTTTCATGCTTAGGCTTCCTTCGATAGCTCATCCATCAGTTTGGACAGCTCGTCCGAATCGGTCGGGGTGTCCTTGTCGTCCAGGCCGAATGCCTGGCGCTCCAGGATTTGCAGGTTCTTCATGGCAGAGGACAGCTGGAACAAGGTCTTGGCATTGCTGGGGAGCGCCACCGCGGCGAGCATGCTGGCCCGGCGCATTCCGTTCTTGTCCTCGCGCGTCTCGTCCTCGATCGCGTCCTCGATCTCTTCCCGCTTGCGGATGGTCAGCAGCAGGTCGTCCATCAGCAGATCAGCAAGGTTCGTGGCCTTGCGAATGTCGCGCCGATGCGAGCGAACTACGGTGGCGCCCTCCTGGGCTGCCTCCTCGATGATCTCGGCATCGTTCTCAGGGTTCGCAGGTTGGCCACCGCGAACCTCGCCGCGAACCAGCTTGTTGCGAACTTCCTTGCGGACCTGCTCGGAGAGGTCTCGCTCCCATCCGCCAGCCTTTGCACGCTTGCGGATAGCGGTGTCGCTTACCCCGTGGCGATCTGCGATTGTGCGGATCGACAGGGCGCCGGCGCGGAATGCGCGCTCAATCGCCTCCCAGTCGGTCTGCTTGGTGGTCATTGCTGTAATCCTGCGGGCCTCGGCATCAGTCTTCCCGTGAGAACACGTAATCCATCCAAGAAGCCTCGCCCAGCCTGAACATGGCCAGAACTTGGAGGTCGTCTGCCTTGGGACCGAATCCGAATATCTCGACCTGACCGTTCTCGCCCATCATCGCTAGGGCGCCAATCTCGCAGGGAGAAAGATCGCCGTTCTTCAGCTTTTCGATGACGCTCTCGAGGGCCTGAACTGCGTCTCGCCAGCCTTCGCGCTGGAACTGAACGACCTTGAGGTCTGCGCTCATTTCGCCCTCCGGCGTTCAGCGCCATTCCAGCGCTGATCCCAGTCGATGCGGATGATCCTGGCTACGTTTCCGCGGGCTCGGTACACCAGCACAGCGAGAACCAGCAGAATGATCAGCAGCCAGGGTGAAAGGCTCGGTTGGGGGTGGCCATGCAGCATGTCGAGGTAGACCGAGAGCGAGTAGCAGCCGGTCCCTACACACAGCAGGTAGGCTAGTAGCGAAACGCCAGCCCGGTAGCGTGCACCTTCCCTACGGTAGGCGGCGATGCGAACGCAAATGGCGCTGCAGATGAAAGCAGCACCCAACGCCCAAGGATCAACCATTGCGACCTCCAAAGCGGTCCGCAATGAAGCGGAGCCAACCTGGCGTCTTCCCCCCCTGCACCCACTCCAGCAAGCTGGTGCCCACCACGACGCAGAAAAGCGCACCACCGAAGGCGATGAGGCCAGATGTCTTGGCCCAGTCGCGCCCTACCGCTTCGCTGGCGACGTAGTACCCCACGATCCATGAGGCGATGAAGTAACCGATCCGCCCCCAATGGGAGAGATCCTTGGCGTAGACGACGAAGAACATGGCGCCGGCGAAAGCGCCGATCACCGCATTCAGGTCAATGCCGGGAAACATGGATGCGCCGCTGATGCCGATCAGGCCGACGACTGCTGCGGCTCCGGTATCGGACATTGGCTACTCCAGAAATGAAAAACCCGGCTCTTGGGCCGGGTTTATTTATCGCCAATCCTTCATACGCAAGATCGGCAGGATGAATAAAATATCGCTCATATGATCGCTAATTGCAATAGCCCTATGCCACCGCTTCGAATAGCAGTCCCTCAGCGGCCAGAATCTCGCCTGCGGCGATCACAGCTTCTTCCTCCATTTCATCCAGTTTCTTGCGGATGTCACCCCTCCAGCGACGACGAGTTGATTCAGGCCGGCCATCCAGATCCCAAGTGTTCATGTCGTAGAAGATGTCCTTGAGAACGATCATGTCGGTAGAGCGCTTTCCCTCAGCGCCCCGGAGTGGAGGAATCGCCCAGGCCGTCACTGCTTTCTGAATAAACAGCTGAGGCGCATGGCTGGCGATCAGAGGGCAGAGTCGGCCAATGGACTGGATCTTCCTTGCTTTGTGCGTGCTGTAGCGCGCCACCAGGGCATCCCAATGCCTTGGCTTGAGCTGGCTGTGAAGTCGGGCGAATACCCAGCAGTCCACGTCGTTGCGCGCTAGTTCCACTCCTCGGCCGGCGAGCGTGGCGAGATCAAGCCCATCCTGATACCCGGGCCGGTAGAGCTTCTGCCATGCCTGTTTGCTGGTGTTGTCGATGGTCTCGGCGGCGAGAGCCGATACGACTGCAGCCAGGACGCTGGTGTAGATCATGCGGTCTCTCCCCTGTAGTTTTCAGTAGCGGCCTTCAATTCGCGCCCCCAGGCCCGGAACTGCGCCTTCAGCGCCTTGATGTCCTCGATGGTCAGCTTCAGGGGCTCATGAGGCCCTTCCAGCCATTCCA